TATAAAACAGGAAAATACAGAGCACACTTAGCTGCAGCAGAGGCGGCGAGGAGCGCACCATCACTAAGCACTTCACCAACACCACCAGGAGGAGCGGCTCCTGGTGGAACAAGTGTAGCAACCGCTGGACCAAGTGGACCCATGGGAGAGAGACAAAAAAATGCAGGAGATTTAGGATTTTTTATTAAAAAATTAGGAGTTGCTAGGGGAAGTGGAGTTCATGAACATCCTCAACACGGAGGTATAAAACATAGGCATCAAGGTAAAGGTCACTATCAGGGAAGAGCGATTGATATTGGTGGGTGGGGAGGAAGATATGGTAGGGCAGAATTAGGAAAGAGATTTGTGGATGATCAGTCTTCAATTTTAGCAGGTATCAACCAATTTGCAGCAAAAACTGGTAAGAGACCATCTCTCGTTCTTCATGGTGATAATGATCCAGGTCATTGGGATCATGTTCATGCCGAATATGAGAGAGGTGGAGAAACACTAGGTTTTCCTCACCTGGCAACATTGGGAGAAAAGGGAAGGGAAATTGTAATTGATGCTGATAGTTCAGGTCCAGCAAAAAATATGCTGTTAGCAATTAACCAAGCAAAAGGAGTCAAAGGTGTAATGCAAGCAATTCAACAATACGCACCATATGATACAATAGGAGAACAACTAATTTTTATGCCAGAAATGGGTGGCGATGGATATGGTGGGGAACAACAAGGATCGGGACTCGCCATGGCAGTGTCTGGTGGTGGCGGTGGAGGAGATGATTATGTTGAAAGTCTATACAAGGGTGGTTAAATAATGATAAGAGGTGGATTCAAATGACAAACCAAAAGATAACATCAAAATCAGCAGAAGCTTCTAATATTGAGAAGTTAAGTGTGATATCAAATAAGGACGGTAAATCTGTAAGTCTTTTAAATGGGGTGGTTGCCCTTTATTACTATGAAAGTATTCTTCAAGACTCTCTTAGAGCAACAGCAACATTTGTTGATTCTGGAAATACTATCAACAACAAAACTGCTTTAGATGGTCTCCCGATTGTGGGACAAGAAAAAGTATCACTCAAATTTTCTGATAATAATAAAAATAATTTAGATTTAACGTTGTATGTCAATAAAGTCACACCACTATCCGATGATACAACTAAGTCAGCAGTTCAACTTGACTTAACATCAAAAGAGTTTATCATGAACGAAAAGGTTAGATTGAATCACAGATTTGATGGAAAGATATCTGATCATGTTAAAAAGATACTGACCGATAAAAATTATCTTGGGACTGAAAAAAAAGTTGATGTTGAAGAAACATCTAATAATTATAATTTTATTGGAAATAATCGAAAACCTTATTATGCTATGAACTGGTTGTCTAAGAAAGCAGTATCCTCAAAAAATCAAAAAGAAGGTCAAAGTGCTGGATATTTTTTCTATGAAACTTCTGAGGGATTTAGATTTAAATCAATTGATGGATTATTTGCTCAGGAGAAAAAAAAATCAATCATCTATAACCAAACGCCAGACTCGCGTGATGATAGTGTTCCAGCTGGGTATGATGGGAAAGCATTAGATTATGTAAAAGATAATCGTGTTGATGTGCAGGAAAAACTTCAGATGGGTGCTTTTTCCACACGAACAATTCTTTTTGATCCCTTTTCTTGTTATTATGAAGTTGTAGTGGAAAAAGCAGATAAGAAAAATTTAAAACTTGCTGGAAAAGAACTTCCTGTTCTAAACAAAGAGTTTGATAAGGAAGGTAAAAATAAAGATTTCTCAAGAACAACATACTATCTTTTAGACAAAGGGACTCTTCCAACTGGTGATACTCAGCAACAGATTCAAAAATCAGGAGACGAAAATTTTGATCCAAAAAAAGTTTTAAATCAAGCTATTCGTAGGTATGGTCAGATGTTTACTGGAATGCAGACAATCACAATTGCAGGAGACTTTAGTTTACACGCAGGTGATAAAATATTTTTTGACGCGCCAGAACTTCAAACGAATACTAAAAATGACGATATAAATAAGCAAAGTGGAGGTGAATATATCATAGCAGATTTATGTCACTATGTTTCAACAAAGGAAACATATACTAAACTAAATCTAGTCAGAGATTCTTTTGGAAGAAAGGGAAACCACACTAAAGGTAGTATTCCATTATGACAAATAAAAGCATACAACAACATATTAACGACGATAAAGATAAGTTAGAAGATCCAACCATATCTCCACAGATGAGAAGACATGTTGAGGATGAGTTGGAGCATCTTGAGAAGTATCAAAACAATCATCCAGCTGAGGAGCACGATCCAACAGCATTTGAGATGTATTGTGATGAAAATCCAGATGCATCAGAATGTAGAATATATGATGATTGATAAGTAATGGAAGGTGGAGCACTCTTTAATCCAGGATTTTTAGGTGGTAGTTTCCTCTGGTGGGTGGGGCAGATCGCTGATGACTCTACTTGGAGAGACAACATATCACCAGGAATTCACAAGAGTAAAAATTCAATTCCAGGGTGGGGAAGAAGATATAAAGTTCGTATCATAGGACTTCACGACCAAGGCGAAACAGTTATTCCCTCTGATCAGTTGCCCTGGGCACAAATCATGTATCCTGTTACGGCAGGTGGAGGGCAAACAAATTCTGGACAAACCTCAAACCTCCGTCAAGGAATGATGGTTTTTGGTTTCTTTCTGGATGGACAAGACCAACAAGTTCCAGTTATTATGGGAGTGCTCGGGAACAATGAGCAAACCGCACTCTCCACTAAGATTGGTGACAATCGTGTTACAAACGAAACTCCAGGGAGTCTTGCAACTAGTGGTTTCGCTGAGGGACAAGAACCAAAAACTAGAGAGACTAAAGAGAAAGTTCCGGATAAAGGGAAAGCGGTAGAGAAACCAAAACCAGCAGAACAAGCGAAGGAGTGTGCTGCTCCGCCACCTGGAGTACAATTAAATAAAAATGGACTAAGACCAGATTTACCATTATCAAAATCACAGTTTCAGGATCAACAAAGTGCAAGAGCTGCTGCTGAGGCAAGAGGACTCACTGGAGCTGCAAGAGATGATTTTATTCAACAACAAGTCGCTGCAGGAATAAAAAATAGATGTGCTGAAGCAAACTCTCCAGGATCTCCAACTGTTCCGGGAGCAACGATTGAGGGCATCACTTCAGTTCATCAGCTGAATACGGCTCATGTAAAGATAGAGGATAAACTTAGAGAGAAAATTCCTCTAATGAAACCTGATGATAAGATTGGATCCGCACTAAAATCCATTCAGACAGTCATTGATAATATTACGCAGAAGATCGACAAGTATATGAAGGCGATTAACTCATATCTTGAAGCAGTGACTAATACTCTCTCCAATATACAAGGTCTTATTGCTGCGGCTGCTTGTGAGATTGCTAAGTATATGAAAATAATCTTTGATAAAATTATGGAATATGTCTTAAAATTGTTGAATAAGACATTGACGAAAGTGGTTGCTGCTATGCCATCTAGTCTAAGATACTTATTTGGTGATATGAAGGAAATACTTACTGAACTTATTCTTTGCCTTTATAATAAGATCACTGCTGCTTTATGTGGAATGATAGAGGGTCTACTCACCAAAGCAATCAACCCAGATGAACTACAAAAAAAGGCAGAGCAAGCACAACGAGATGGGTCTGCATCAACTTCACCACTAGCATCACCATCCGTTCCCATATGTTATGCAGAGGACTTAGTTGCTGACGCAATCTTTGCAAATAAAGATGCAATTAATGATGCTAACAATGCCATCGTTGATAATGTAAATGCTTTCCTTGATGATATTCAGGGTCAACTCGCTGGTGTAAGTGGATCACTCCCAGACATAACTGCCTCAATTGGAAATATTAGTGGAAGTATTTCAGCAGCATTGAGTTTTGAGAACTTAAAGTTAAATGCTTTTGGTTGTGAGTTATCACCAAATAAAGCAGTCTCAGATTTTTACACATTCGCAAGAGGTGGAGCAGCTGCACCAGATAAGCAAACACCGAGTGCGGAAGGTGTTGGTAAGTCAGTTGCAGATAAAGTGCCTCCTGGAGCTCCAAGCGCAACTGAAGTTCCATTTGCAGAACCATCCGCAAGCACTAGTGATGTGATTACCTCTGATAGTAGAACTCCAGAACAAATAGCAGCAGCGACCGGAGGATTAGCATAATAAATATCACTATGAAGAAAAAAGATAAAAGCAACAACTAATGGCTGAATTTAATATTTTTGGACCGCCATCAAAAGATAGTGTAAGAGTTGGATATATATCAACTGATAGAGGATATATTGAGGGCGTAACCATATGTGATGCGAACAAATATGCTCAAAAAAATCCAGGAACTCAATTCATATTTAAAACAAGAAATTTTATTAAGTATTTAAATATTAACGAGGTCAATAAACTCACACCTGATGATGCACTTGTAGGTGAAAAAACTTGTGAAGGTGTTGTAATTGAGAAACAATGTGGTCCAGCAGAGGTATTTTTCTATGGCGGTGGTGGAGTTGGTGTTCAGGGTAATCCCATTATTGGATCCGATGGA